ATACAGCGGCGCACCGGGGTTCCCGGCGTGGTCGTGGCGTCCAGGGGCAGAATCGGGTCAAACGTCCCCGTCGAGCCATCGACAGGCTGACCGGCTGCTGGATCAGCCAGATTGAGCACATCGTCGATGGTGTGGAAGTACGCCCCCATGAAGTAGGGCAGCGCGCCATCAACCAGCGGGCGTTCACGGTTGTAGTCGGAGCTGGTGACGATGGTGGAATTGAGCAGCTCGTCTTCTTGCTCACTGGTGACAAATACCGAAATCGCGTCATCGCGATCCGGGTTAACCCGGCGCAGCATTTTCACCGCCTGCTTGAGCTTTTGCAGCGTCAAACCACTGCCGCCGTGGGGAACGATCTGGCTGGTCGGCAGGTTGACGATGGTTTCTCCAAACTTATCAACCTTGGCCGCACCCAGGGCGGCATCAACCGCACAGCGGTCCCACTCCCGCGCAGCCCCACTCGCCCACGCTTGCGCCAGTCGGCCCAAGGGATCGGTATGGGTGCGCAGCGCGTCAAACCCGTCAAAGCGCTCCGAGTTCCAGTAGTCTTTTTGCTCCATCCACCGACGAAAACGCGCGGTTTCGGTCACCGGCACGGTCACATTGCGCGCGGTTTTCTGGATCAGACGGTTCGCGCCCAGGCTGTCGATAGCCTGCCGCTCTCCGGTGACCGCTTCGACCGATACAGTGTTGCGGAGGCGGCTGGTTTTCTGGTTGAACAACAGGCGCAGGCCGTCAAGGAAGACAGCATTCTGCGCGTGGACGTCTACGGTTCCACTCATGGATTTTTCACTTTCTTAAAGGACTTTGAAACGGGCCCATCCTCGCGCTGCGGCTGGATGAGCAGGGTGATCTGATTGATGCGTTCGGCCATCACGAAGGCCAGACGAATGCCCTCCGCCCGGGCCTGCTGCCACCCAGTAAACCGGGCAAACAGCCGGTCGCCCGAGCGCACGCCGTCGTTGAAAATCAGCGCTTCGGCTCCATCAACAGCAACAGCGAGATCAGGAATGAACTCTTCGGTACCCAGCAGCTCACGGACAATCGATGCCCGCAGCCAGGTCTGCGCGCTCAGGCGCTGAGGGGCCATCAGGACATCGTCAGCCAAGGGCGCGACCTCACAACAAGCCAGCACTGGGAACCCCTTGAGACGCGGCGACCAGCCGCGCGCGCTGCGCCTTGGCTGCTGCGTGACCGGGATGGGCGCGGTTGAGGAACGCCAACCGGTGATCCCGATCAGCGGCCAGGCGACTGAGCTCGACTTGCGCGGCTTCGGCCGTCATCTGAGCGCCTGCACCGGGCATTTCGCCCGCGTCGCCCCCCACTGGAGCTGCCTCGTCGTCATCAAGGGCTCGCAAAGCCTGCCCTGCACGGGCCAGAGCCGGGATGATTTGTCGGGGATCGCCGCAATCAAGCAGATCTTCGAGATCCTCATCATCCATCCCAAAGCGCTGCGCAGCAAAGGCAGCGGCATCCAGCGCCGGTTGCGCCTGCTCGCCCCATTGCTCTTGCAGTTCTTCCAGCAGCGCTGAGCGCTCGTCCTGGCGCGCAAGCTCATCGACCTTGATCGCCGCTTCAACGGCTTCGAGAACGTCCTGCTGAACCGCAGAAACCGCATCGGCACCAAGACCGTGCTTGCGGCAGGCCTGCGCCAGTACCTCCGGTAAGTCCTTGTTTGAGGCGGCGTCCTCTGCGGTGTCGTCTTGGCTTGGATCCAAGATTGCTTTGGGCAGCGTTTGGGGGTTCGTTTTGGTCTCTGAGCTGAGGCTCGAATGGGCTTCGGCCTCAGGTCGTGGGTCCTTAAAGCCGCGCGTTGCACCAGCCGCTGATGCAGCGGGTTCAGGCGGCGGGGATGCAGGTTTAGACACAGGTTCTGGGGGTTTCATGTCCAGTCTCCTTACAGGTCGTTAAAAGCGGAGCCCTCGGAATCGAAGGCTTGCCCCGTGGGTGGGATTGCGGCGAAGGACTGGGTCGGTTGCAGCAAGGCATCCGCCGGCACCTCCGCCATCGACAACAGGTGCAACAGCACGTCTCGCTGGCCCTCGTTGAACGCAGTTTGATCCGGTGCGACGGGAACGAAGCCCGTGCGCCGCAAACTGCAGTAGAGCGCCAAGTCGTCGAGGATCAGGCGCGCGTCCCGGTTTTCCGGATCCAGCTTGCTCGCCCGCGTGCCCAACTGCTGTTCTCCCCGGCCAAAAACCCGGCGATAGGCGCGGGCGACCTGAGCGGCATGCAGGGCGGGAAAGGCGTTGCGCAGCCAGCGGACTGCGGCACTCATGATGGCACCTGCTGTGGTTTCGGCGGGTCCAGGTCACGCACAAACTCCGGCGGGAAACCGGCTTGGGCCAGGATCGAGCGGGCCAAAGCCGGTGCATCAATCAGCGTATCGCGCTCCACACCCAGGCCCGAAACCCCCTCGATCAACCGCAGTTGACGCGAGGCTTCGCTGAGCCGCTGAGCCTGTGCCAGCGGCGAAACAAGCCGCACCATGGGCACGTCCGGGTGCAGCGCCGGGCCGGGAAAGCGCGGCAAAGCGCCGGCCCGATAAAGTTGCCCAAACAAGCGCTGAACCAGCGGTTCGAGGAACTCGGACTGCAGCCGCGCCAGATAGGGCGCCAGCAGGCGCGCTTTCTCTTCCTGACGGCCAAGAAACGCTGTCGCAGTCTCGCCCGGCGCGTGCGCGGCGATCAGCAAGGGGCCAAAGAAGGCATCACGGATCTGACCCCGCCGCTGCTCTTCCATTTCAAGCGAAAGACCAGGGTTCGCGCCGTCCATAAAGGGCTGATACAGCCGTCTGCCGGACGCATCCAGACCGCCATGAATAACGGCGCCGGGGTGGGTTTTGAGCCCGCGCATTCCGTGTTCGTGCGCGCTCAGGATCGGCGGATCCACTGCCTTCTGCGCAGCGAGCAGGCTGGCTTTACACATGGCGTTGAGGGTCTTCACATCCGGTAGGGTCAGCATGGCCGGACTATCGCCATAGGGACCGCCGTTCGCCGTGGACCAGCGTAGGATCAACTCGCCCGCCGTCGAGCGTCGATGCTGGGCCACTGTTCGGCCGGAATGGGCATCAATGACGGTGATTTGCACGGTCGGCGACAGCAAATTTGCACCCCGCCCGATCAAGGCTGCCCGAACAGGGTTGAGCGGTTCTGTAACCTCGATGAAATGGCCGAAACTGTGGCTGTCACCGCGTTCACTGGCTCGTCGCAAGTCCTCGGGCGTTTGCGGTCCAAAGCGACGCAAGGCCGCCGGCGCGCGGAGCTTGAAACGTCGGAAGGTTCTGGCAATCTCACCCTCCCCGTCGTCTTCAAGCACCACGTCCTCCAACCGGCGAATGAAAAAGCGGGGACCAGGCTTGATCGCAAGAATGGCTGTTCCAAAGCACACCAGATCGCGGAACAGGTCGGGCAGCACGGTGTAAAACGCGCCCCCACCGGCATTGAGTGCGGCATTCATCGCGCCTTCAACGGCTTCGGCCCACGCTGGATCGCGCTCAGACTCAAGGTGGAACCACGGCGTTGCGGGGTTGGTCAGCGCGCTGAACAGGCCCGCGGCGAGTTGCTCAGCGGCCAGCAAGGCCGTGCTGTCATAGACTTGAGGCCGCAGCCCTGGCTTGCCACCATTGACGGGCAGTGCGCGGTCCTGAAACTGGCTGCGCGTGGGGTGGATTAGCGCAGCGATATCGCGCCAGGTGGCTTCAAAACTTGTGCGGGATGCGCTGGCCTGGTGAAAGGCATCGAGCAAACGGGCGGGCATCAGCTGCGCCTCCGACTAGGCGAAAGAAAGCCACTGACGGCGGGATTGGCGGTGCTACCCGGATTGGCGGTCTGCACTCCGCCAAAGGCGCGGTTGAGGGCCTGTCTTCGCGCTCTGACCACCCTTTGTTGCGCCTTGTTCAGGCGTCGGTCTTCTTCGTCAATGGTGCGCTGGATAATCGCCCGGTCTTCAGCGATCCCGGCAGCAGACGCAGCCGCGCGTTGGCGCAACGCAGCGGCTGAGGTGTGGAAACCATAGAGGCTCCCGGCGAGCGACAGCAGGCCGCTTCCTTGGAAAGAGGGCATGGTTATTCCTTGTTTTGGCTAAGTCAGAGGCTGAAAGGCGCAGTATCAGGGCGAGGCAGGAGGCTGTTTACCAATCCAGCGGATTGAACACGGCGCCGGCCCCACCCGTCCCCGCGCGCGGCAGCACGGCCGCAGTACGGGCATGGCGCAGGCCCATCAGGGCGTAGCGAGTGGCGGCAAGCAGGTCGTCACGCTCCGGTACGATCTGCCCGGATTTCCGATGATAGAGACGGTATTCCTCGAACCAGTCCGGCGCGCCGCTGAACACCCGCAACCGGCCGCTTTGCAGCCGTTGCAGCATGTCCATCACACCCGCTTCCAGGCCGTTGGAACCGTCCGGAAAGGTCACACGGTCCGGATGCATGGTGAGGCCCTGAGCGCGGTATTGTTGGGCGAGTGTCACCCCACTGGTCTTGTCGTGGGCCAGACCATCGTGCGGCCAGACCCACACCAGCCCCCGCCCCCACCCTAGCAACACCGCCGCATGAACGTGCGGGGTTGCATGGCGCTGGCGGTAGCAGCGCAGGACATAGGCGATGTCCCGATCCCGGTCCCAGGCGACTTCAACCGCCGCCGTGGGGTGGTCCCACCCGAAATCCAGCGCGCCCAGCCGGGGCCAGTGCGCTGGAATGTCAAATGGCGCCACCGTGATGACGTCTTCTGCCACATCGAACACCCGTCCCGACCCCAGCACTGGCACGCCATTGGCACGCACTTCACGCTCGTGCGCAGGATAGCTCGACAGGATGCGTCGCTTGTCCGCTGCGCTCAGATGCTGGGCGTCTTCCAGACGCATGGTAATCAGTGCCCGGTCCACATGCGGTTGACCCAGAAAACGCTCCACCAGCGCCGTTCGTCCCAGCAGGGGAGTGAAGGTCGCAAATACCACGCCGCCGGTCGCGTTCGTGCGTGTCAGTCCTTCCATATAGACGTCAAAACCCGGTTCTTCGTCGAACCAGACCAGATCAAGGCTCGCTCCCTGCCATCTTTCGCGGCCTTGGGCGTAAGACTTGAAGGCCAGTGACGATTGCCCGCCCCGGGCGTGGGGGATCAGTACTTCATCCGCCCCGACAACCGCGCC